AACCAGCATGGCAACGGGTTCCGGTTCGATCTCGTCGCGGTGCAGTTCTTCAAGGACGATGCCCCGTTCGGCGAGGGAGTCGTGGACGCATCGGGGCTGTTCGGCGCGGTGCAACCGGCCGCTGGCCCCACGGCGTCAGGCGCCCCGCTGCCGGGGTTCATGGGTGGCGGTGGCTTTGGTGCTGTGCCCCCGATGCCCGCTGCGCCGTTCGGTGCGCCCACGCTGCCCTCGTTTCTTGGGGGTTGACGTGAAGTGCCCCGACTGCGGGGCATGGACCAGCGTTCTCGAAACACGCACCCGGTCAACGGGTGTCGTGGTGCGCCGCTATGTCTGTGCCAATGAGCATCGGTTCTCAACCATCGAGACACTCAAAAATGACCAACGACATCGTATGGGACTGCGAGACGTACCCCAACGTCTTCACGATCAGTGCCCACCACGCGCATCTTCCAATTGAGTGGTCGTTCGAGATCAGCGACTGGCGCAATGACTCCGGGGCCATCATTCAATGGGTTCACTGGCTCGGGTCCATTGGGGCGCGCATGGTGGGGTTCAACTCCATCGGCTTCGACTACCCGATCCTGCACGCACTGTGTCGCATGGGTCAGGCCAATGCACGGACCCTGTTCGACAAGGCGCAGGCGATCATCGAGTCGCAGGACGACAACCGATGGATGCACATGGTCAAGCCCACCGACCGCCTGGTGGACCAACTCGACCTGTTCCTGATTCACCACTTCGACAATCGGGCACGCTCGACCAGCCTCAAGGTGCTGGAGTTCAACATGCGCGCCGACAACATCAGCGACCTGCCCTTCCCGATCGGCAGCACGCTCACACAGGACCAGTTGCCCGTGCTGCGCAAGTACAACCGGCACGACGTCCTGCAGACGATCCAGTTCTATCACCATTCGTCCGACATGATCCGGTTTCGTGAGGAGCTTACGGCACGCTACCAAAGAGACATGATGAATCACAACGACACCAAGATCGGCAAGGACTACTTTGTCATGGAGTTGGAGGCGGCCGGGGTCCAGTGCTACGACTACGGTCCCGAGGGTCGCCGGCCCCGGCAGACCCGGCGCCCGAGCATCGCGCTCAAGGACGCCATCTTGCCGTGGATCGCGTTCCAAGAGCCCGAGTTCCAACGGGTGCTGGAGTGGCTCAAGGAGCAGACGATCACCGAGACCAAGGGGGTATTCAAGGACGTGGTGGCGCGGGTCAAGGGGTTCGACTTTGTGTTCGGCCTGGGTGGGATTCACGGGAGCGTGGAGAACGAGATTCTGGAGTCCGATGAGGACTCTGTAATCGTGGATCTGGATGTGACCAGCTACTACCCCACCTTAGCCATCGCCAACGGGTTCTATCCGCAGCACCTGGGGCAGTCGTTCGTCGACATCTACTCGCACCTGTTCGAGCAGCGCAAGTCCTACCCCAAGGGTTCGCCGGAGAACGCGATGCTCAAGCTCGCGCTCAATGGGGTCTATGGGGACAGCAACAACGTGTTCTCGGTCTTCTACGACCCGCTGTTCACGATGTCGATTACCTTGAATGGTCAGTTGCTGCTGTGCATGTTGGCTGAACTCGTCATGACCCATGTGCCCGGGGTGAAGTTGATCCAGTGCAACACGGACGGCATGACCGTCAGGGTGCCGAGAACCAGCACCCAAGACCTCAACACAATCACGCAGATGTGGGAGGATCGGACCAAGTTGAACCTCGAACAGGTGATCTACAAGCGCATGTGCATCCGGGACGTGAACAACTACCTCGGGCAGTACGAGAACGGCAAGGTTAAGAGGAAGGGTGCCTACGAGTACGAGATGGAGTGGCACCAGAATCACAGCGCCTTGGTGGTCCCGAAGGTGGCCGAGAAGGTCCTGCTTGAAGGCGCCCCGATTCGGCAGACCGTGGAGCACTGGCCCGACATCATGGACTTCATGCTCAGGGTCAAGGTGCCGAGGTCCAGTTCGCTGGTGATCGAGTACCGCGAGCAGTGGGGCGAGACACAGTTCCCGCTGCAGAACACCACGCGCTACCTGATCACCAAGGACGGGGGCCACCTGTTCAAGCAGATGCCGCCCCTCAAGGGTAAGGAACTCTGGCGCCAGATAGGCGTTGAGGCCGGGTGGAAAGTGACCCCGTGCAACAACTTGTCCGAGGCTCGGGAGATCGAGGTGGACTTCGACTACTACGTGCAGGAAGTCGAGAAACTTGTGAATGGATTGTCATGATTCAACTGTATCAGGGTGACTGCCTCGAAGTCATGCGAACCCTACCTGACAAATCCGTGGATATGGTGTTGTGCGATTTACCGTATGGGACCACTGCGTGCGCTTGGGACGCAGTGATCCCGTTCGGCGCCCTTTGGACCGAGTACCGGCGCGTCACGAAACCGAACGCAGCGATAGTGCTCACGGCCAGCCAGCCGTTTACCAGTGCTCTGGTGATGAGCAACATCGCCGAGTACCGCCACAGGTGGGTGTGGGACAAAGTGAAACCTGGATCAGGGCTGAACGCCAAGAAGGCACCGTTGCGGGTGGTCGAGGATGTCGTCGTCTTCTCCCGCGCCCCGGCGCAGTACAACCCGCAGATGGTGCCTAAAAAGCCCAGAAGCGAGCGCAAGTTCGATTCCAACGGCGAAGCCTTCGGCGGCGCCCGTGTCGAGAGGTTCCACGACAACGGGGGTTTGGGGTTCCCGAAGGAGATCCTCACCATCTCAAACGCGGATCAGACGGGGCGCGTTCACCCCACTCAGAAACCCGTGGCTCTGGTGGAGTACATGATTCGCACCTACACGAATGAGGGTGATGTGGTTCTCGACAATACGATGGGTAGTGGAACGACCGGTGTGGCGTGCATGAACACGGGTCGCAAGTTCATCGGCATCGAGCGCGATGCGGATTACTTCAAGATTGCACAGGATCGAATCAACGCAGCGATGCCGATACCCGAGTGGCTCAAATGACAGCACTCGACAAACAGGTGGCCGGTGACCACTACAAGAAACTCAAGATCCAGCCGATCGAGTACATCCACGCCAATAACATCCCGTTTGCCGAGGGGTGTGCAATCAAGTACCTGACCCGCTGGCGCGACAAGGGTGGGATCGCGGACCTTGAGAAGGCAAAGCACTTCATCGAATTGCTGATCGAACTGGAGAAGAAAAATGACCAAACCCCAACTCGAAAAGCAGATTGAACGCAACGTCTGTGACTATGCCCACGACGCCGGGATGCTGGTCTACAAGTTCACCAGCCCCGCACGCGCCGCGGTCCCTGATCGTCTGTTCGTGACCCCCAAGGGCACAGTGTTCTTTGCCGAGTTCAAGCGCGAGGGGACCAAGCCCACGCCTCAGCAGGCCCGTGAGCACGACAGGCTCAGGGGTCACAAGGTTGCGGTGTTCGTGGTGGACTCGGTGGACGCTGGCCGACTCGTCGTGAACCTGATGCGGGATCAGTGATGTTGACACCTGACCTCCTGCACGACTACCAGAAGCGTGCCGTCAATTTCCAGTGCTCCAGTCCGACCACGATGCTCTGGCTGGATATGGGATTGGGGAAGACCCCGATTACCTTGACCAGCATCGCACACCTGTTGGCCTGCAGCTTCCTGCGAGGTGTGGTCATCGTAGCCCCGATCCGGGTTATCCGGCTGGTGTGGCGGCAAGAGGCTCTCAAGTGGTCGCACACCAAGCACCTTACGTTCTCGATGCTCACGGGCACCAAGGACCAGAGGACCCGGGCTTTGCTGCGGCCGGCCAACATCTACCTCATCAACTACGAGAACCTCGGTTGGCTCGCTTCAACTTTGCAGACCTACTTCATCGGCAAGCAGCGCCCCCTGCCCTTCGACGGGCTCGTGTGGGACGAGATCAGCAAGTGCAAGAACAGCACGACCGATCGGGTCCGAGCCGTGTTCAACCCCCAGCGGAACAACAACGTCCTGGATCATTTCAAGTGGATCACCGGGCTCACGGGCACCCCTGCCTCCAACGGGTACAAGGACCTGCATGGTCAGTACCTCGTGGTCGACAAGGGCAAGCGTCTGGGGACCAGCAAGACCAAGTTCATGACCGAGTGGTATCGCAAGATACCCAACACCCGAACCGAGGTCGCATACGACGACAGTACCGATCGGATCAAGCAGTTGATCGGCGACATCACCCTGGAGATGAGTGCCGAGGACTACAACAAGCTCCCGGACCTGGTGGTCA